CAGCAGACTTAATTTGTGAGTGGAATGGTGAAGTCACAGTAGTCGATTTCAAAACCGCCACGCGAATGAAAACTCGTGACATGATTAAGGATTACTTCCTACAGGCTACGGCTTATTCAATTATGTTCGAGGAACATACTGGAATCAGAACGCCCAATATCGTTATCCTTATGATTAGTGAAGACCAAGAGTTCCAGACTTTTCATGGTGAGCGAAACGACTACGTGGCTGATCTCATTCGCGTGCGTGACGATCATGAGTATCGCGTGCGTAAGGCGTTGGCTGAAATAGCTTAGAATTCTTTCTTGACAATCCACCCGTAAAGTGGTATTATAAATAATACGCTAAGGTTGTTGATGCGTTCGGAATAGACGATTCGGACTCGGGGGCAGTACCCGACGCCTCCACCATAGATACATACGAGGGTTGAAGTCCCTAGTTGCTTCGTGATCCTATGAGGCATTCTAGCTTTGGGTGTGTATCTTTGATGGGGGCGAAATAGGCTCGACGGATTGTAGTAAAGGTACGAGTAGACCAAAGCGACGTTCTAGATGCAAACGACAATGCACCTATTTCTTATGCCCTAGCGGCGTAAGTATGAGCTCGGGAGGAGCTTGGAAACAGAATCCTCCCACTTTTTCGTAACAGAGGTGATTATAATGACCGATAATGATAAGCAACTTCGATTCCAAGTTCTTCAGATGGCACAAACTATGTGCGACCAAGAGTATCTTTTCGCGCAGGAAGTTAAGCGCGATGCCAAGCGTAAGTTTCCTTCTGAGGATGACGTTATCGCTAAGGCTAAAAAGCTTATGACATTCGTTGATGATCCAGCTGACCCAACTGTTAAGTCTGTTACTCAGCTGCTCACAGAACACATGAACAAGTGATTATTCGGGGTTAGTTCAATTGGTAGAACAGCAGACTTTGAATCTGCGTGTTGGTGGTTCGAGCCCATCACCCCGAGCCAATTTTGGAGATATGTGATGATGAACGATAAGTTGATAGCGGAGCTTGCTTATAAAGCAAATATGACTGTTTTTCCAGGTAATTTGGAAAAGTTCGTTGAGTTGATCGTAAAGGAATGTGCCAAGATTGCTGATGACAACTTCAACAAAGGCTTCTGTCCTGTTGGTGATTATATTAAACAACATTTTGGAGTATGATATGAGCGAACAGAAACTAATGATTAGTCCTAAAGAGTTAGAGTCTTTGACTGAGTGGATCAAAGATATGAATCCTCAGCCTCATAAGATTAAGCTCATAGGCGGAGGCACTGGAATTGGATTCTGTATTCGCGCAGAAATCGAAACGTCTGAAGGCGAAGGTCGCTGGAAAGATATCACAGATTACGAGAATTGGTGATACATGAAAGTTCATATAGGTCCCTACAATAACTGGGTTGGTCCTTATCAGATCGCTGATAAGATTTTCTTTTGGATAGATCGTCGCGGTATCTTTTCTGATGATGATCCTCGACATGAACGCTGGGACTACAAAGCGCATGATAAGTTTGGTGATTGGTTAGCCAGCTTTGATTGGCTTACTGATTTCTGTAATTGGGTCGAGTCGAAGAAAAAGCGCAAAGTTGAGATTCGTCTAGATAACTATGATACTTGGTCAATGGATCATACTCTTTCGCTGATCATTCATCCTATGCTCGTTCAGTTGAAAGCGACTAAGCATGGTTCTCCTTTCGTAGACGATGAAGATGTACCTGAGCATTTGCGTTCTGCTGCCGCGCCTCCGCTGACCGAAGAAGAAAAGAACTATGGCGGCACCGATAGTCTTCACGAAGCTCGTTGGGATTGGATTCTTGACGAAATGATTTGGGCGTTTTATCAGGAATCAAATGACGATCCTGATGCACCAGAAAGCCCTAGTGCATATACTCGTAAGATAATGGATGCTGTTCCGTTTGATGAGTCGCCAGAGAATGTTAAGTCGTGGGAAATTTATCACGAAGAAAATGCTAAGTTCGATGACCGTAAGGCAAATGCGTTTAAGCTTTTCGGTAGATATTATCGCGCACTGTGGGATTAAAAATGAGTTTCTATGAGAACTGCCATAACGATAAGCCGCTAAGTATCATTGCTGGTCCTTGTGCGTTCGAGAATACAGAACATGCTGTCATGATGGCAGAACACTTGAAAGCCGATTGCGAAAGAATCGGCGAAGTAGTAGGTCGTAAGATTAATTTCATTTATAAGACCTCTTTCGATAAAGCGAATCGAAGTTCCGCGGATAGTAACAGAGGTGGCGGCTTCGACGAGGCGTTTTACGGAATGGAGGCCGTCCGTGCTCGAGGAATCGAGGTTCTCACGGACGTTCACGAATCCTGGCAATGTGCTGCAACGAATGCTGATATTCTTCAGATTCCTGCGTTCCTTTGCCGTCAGACTGACCTTCTTCGTGCTGCTGCAGAAACAGGTAAGCCAGTCAACGTGAAGAAAGGTCAGTTCCTATCTCCGTGGGAAATGCGTAATGTAGCAGAAAAGCTGCGTAAGTTTGGTTGTGATAAGTATATGTTCACAGAGCGCGGCACGACGTTTGGCTACAATAATCTCGTAGTTGATTTCCGTTCGCTCGAAGTCATGAAGCAATATACTAACAGCGTTATCATGGATTGTACGCATGCGGTCCAACTTCCGGGCGCGCATGGCACTAGTTCTGCGGGTGAGCGTAAGTATGTTCCTCTTATGGCTCGTGCTGCTGTTGCTGTTGGCGTATCTGCTGTTTTCCTGGAAGTTCATCAAGACCCGACCAATGCGCCTTCTGATGGTCCGAACATGATTTATCTTGACGACTTCTACAAATTAGTATATGATTTAGTAGAGTTGGATATCTTCGTTAAATATCGTTTGAAATTGAGAAAGGATGAAAAGCCGTGGGAAATATTACAGGAAAAGTCTGGGGCGACACCAGCGTAATTATTCAGAATCCACTTGTTGAACTGCATAAGATTAATATCAAGGCTGGCTATAAATGTTCGGAGCATAAGCATGAGCACAAATGGAACGGATTCTACGTCATCTCAGGAACTTTGGAAATCCATGTACGAAAGAATAACTACGAGCTCACTGATGTTACTATTCTCGGAGCAGGCGACTTTACTACTGTTCGTCCTGGCGAGTTTCATTGGTTCAATAGCATTTCCGACTGCGTTGCACTAGAACTTTATTATCCAGAAACTCTAAGCGAAGATATTGTTCGCAAGAGCGTTGGTGGTAAGTCTACTATAGAAAAGCTGAATTCTATGAGCGGCCAGGTTACTATGGGTTTGGAAAACCTAAATTATCCAGACTTAAAGACTTATGCCTACACTGTTGCCAGTGTTACTTCCCCTTGCTGCAATGTGTGCGAGATTGATCCGATGACTAACAAATGTCGTGGTTGCGATCGTACTCGCGAGCAGATTCAGGCTTACGGACTTTCACATATGCCTGAGGGATACACCAAGTGACAGAAACAGTAGTCGCGAGCGTGATGAGCGCGAACACCTTCATCTCAATGGTCGAAAATCGTATCGGCGAACAAGGTATGAGCTATCTCGAAGCGATTACTGATGTCTGCGAAAAGACTGGCTTGGAGTTCGAAAACGTCTCCAAGCTAATGACCCCATCTATGCGTAAGTTGCTTGCAGCAGAAGCGAATACTCTTAATCTCCTGAAACGCACTGGATCACGGTTACCAATCTAATGGCGTTGCCCGAAATGTTTACACCTGAAGAACAACAAAAAATTGATCTTGTTAAGTCTAAATTACAAAACAATTTTTGGTTGCAGGTGTATAAAGAAATTTTAGAAAACAGAAATGTTTTCATTTCGGGTGGTTGTTTTGCTTCACTTTTTTGGAACGAAATTCCTTTCGATATTGATTTGTTTGTATTAGATAATTACTATACACAAGAAATGACACAATATCAAATAAACAAAGCTCTTTCTACTCTCGATAAGAAAACTATTCCTTATCAAACTCTTATCGAAATTCATAGGACTTCATATAAAACTATCGAAGAGTTTCTTGATTATCCCGACATGATGCATTCTAGATTATATTATACATTTTATGATAACACGCTTCATATAACAAAAGAAACGTACGACTCTATCATGAATAAGAAAATTGTTCCTAACAACCAACCAATACCTAATTTTAGAGTAGAAAAAATGAAAAGACGAGGTTGGTCGATTTGATGACAGAAGGTGTTAAAGCCTACCAGAAATACCAAGCACTCAAGCTCCATTTCACTAGCGACTACGACTTCATCAAGTACGGCGGCAAGGTTCGCAAGATATCTGATGAGTCATTTCTAAAGCGCAAAGATCAGTTTCTGTTTCGCAAACTCGAGCGTAAGTACGATGATAACGAGCTGACTGATTTCTTTGTAGCGAATTTCATTTCACAAGCTGGCGTTCGTTGGGTCGGTGAAATGTCTGGTCCTGAGTCTGAGAAAGTTTACAATGCTTGGAAAGGTCGTATGGAAACTTTCTCATATCATCTCAAGCAAGACCTAGAATATATAAAAGACAACGGCGACTGGAAACAGTGCATGACCTGCGTTGATACCCATCCTGCTCTACTAAAAATGTATCTGGGCGGGAAAATCAAGGCAGAAACTATTATTGCGTTCGACGTATTCACTGGCGATATGCTCGAGAAGTGGAATGCATTAATTGACGATCCTATCATATGGCCTGAGGTATATCGTCAACTATCTAAGTACAGGCCTTTTGTTCGCGTTGATCGTGAAGTGATAAAAAAAGTCATGAAGAGCGTTTTTCTTTCTTGACAATGACTATATAATACTATATTATGATCAACGTGGATAAGAAGTTATACACACATACAACAAATACGGAGACATACAATGAATGAATCTTTTTCTGCTCTAAAGCGTCAGCGCACTTCTTCTCTCGAGCGCTTGACCAAAGAAATCAACAAGCTTGCTAATAAGGAAACTGCTTCAAACGAAGACGAACGTTTCTGGCAACCTGAAGTTGATAAGGTCGGTAACGGTTATGCCGTTATCCGTTTCCTCCCTGCTCCTGTCGGCGAAGAACTCCCATGGGTTCGTCTTTGGAATCATGGATTTCAGGGTCCAGGCGGATGGTATATCGAGAACTCTCTCACTACTCTTAATCAGCCCGATCCTGTATCTGAAATGAATTCCAAGCTCTGGAACTCAGGCAACGATAAGGATAAGGAAATCGTACGTCAGCGCAAGCGTCGTTTGACTTACATCACCAATATCTACGTTGTCAAGGATCCTGCTCATCCTGAGAACGAAGGAAAGGTCTTCCTGTATAAGTTTGGTAAGAAAATTTTCGATAAGATCAATGAAAAGATGAATCCTCAGTTCGAGGATGAAACTCCCATGAATCCTTTTGACCTTTGGGCTGGATCTGATTTCAAGCTCAAGATTCGTAAGGTTGAAGGTTATCGTAACTACGACAAGAGCGAGTTTTCTGAGTCTGCTCCGCTGTCTGACGATGACGATAACATGGAAGCTATCTGGAAGAGCGAGTATTCACTTGCCGAGTTGGTTGCTCCAGATAAGTTCAAGTCTTATGCTGATCTTAAGGCTCGTTTGGATAAGGTTCTGTCTGAACCCAATTCTCGTAAAATTGAGGAAGACGAAATCCCTTTTGAAAGTCCTACTGCTCGCCCCGTAGCAGCGCCTGCAGTAGGTAAGACAACGTCAGCTAAGTCTATGAAGGCAGCAGATGATGACGATCTTGATTTCTTCAACAAGCTTGCTGAGGATGATGATTAATCGTAGGGTTTTTTCCTTTCCCCTACGAGTACCTGGGAGGGCTTCGGCTCTCCCTTTTTTATTGATATGCTATCTGCTGACGTTCAATAAAATCTTTCAACCAATCATTAGTCGCTTTCATAGGCAGATTTTGCCCAGAAACATTATTACCTTCACCACCAGATGTTGTTCCACTATTTTGTGTTTGATTGTTGTTCATTACAGTAGGTTCACCGCCACCCTGTTCTGACATTTTAGGAGGCGGTTCTAAGTCTGCTGGTTTGGGACCAATCTGTTGTGTTGCTTGGCGCATGCTCCCTCGAACCTGCGCAGGAGTAGACTCACCAGATTGAATAGCTCCTATCTTAGCTTGGTCTGCAGCCATAGTTGCACGTTCGCCCGGAGCACGAGCCATATCAGCATCATCTACTGCTTGCCTATCTTGCGCTTCGCCAGCTCTTTGTGCTTCTTCTTTTTTTCTAACCATTTCTGCCATAGGATCTTGTATAGGTGCAAGGCGATCTTTTGCGTCATATTCCTTTTGCATATTGTTAGATGTATTCTGCATATTAGCTGAACGCACTTCTCTATCACTCATACCAGTTTCACCACCACCGAGACCTTTTAGAGATGGTTCCTCAGGCTCATTCATTCCTAAACCAGCACCAAATGTTCCTTGTGGTCTACGAGGCGGTAGCGGTATTTCGGCTTTTGATTTTGCTTTAACTGGAGCGCCACTTTTTGCTTTTGCTTCTGGCGGTGCGTTTTTTAATGCGTTTAATTCCAAAGTACGTTGTTTATCAGCAGCAAAAAACATTGCTGATGTGCCTGATTCACCACGAGCTTCAGCTTCTTGATGAGCTTGGAACATAGCACGTGATTTAGCGTGCGGGTCTATAGCAGGAGTAGCAATAGGAGCTGGTTTTGGTTTAGGAGCTGCGTCTTTTTTACGTCCAGAATCTATTTCTTGCGCGAGCGCACGTGCGCCTGGTTCTTCGATAACAGAACCTCGACCGGAACCAACAATAGGACTTTTAGGAGTAAGACCCTGTGCTTTATCAGAAGCTTCTAATTTAGCAGCATTTTGTTTTTGTTCATCGGTTGCATTATCTGGCAATTTAACTTTGGCTATATCACCCGACTTTTCTATAGAAATTGCTCCAGGAGTATTATTCATTATAGCTGGGCCTTGAGCAAGGTCATTTGCTGTTGGTCCTACTGCTGCCGCAAATCCTCTTGGTCCTGTAGGTCTTAGTGGTTGCTGACCTGTTGGTGGTTGCTTAGTGTATGCAGAAAGTTCATTGGCACCTGAACGATCCATGTTTGCAGATGAAGGTGTAGGTTTAGCTGCGTCTATTTGTTTAGCAGCTTCCATCTTAGCTGCCATAAGAGCCATAGGATTCTGTACCGCAGCTGTATTTTGTTGAGCTTGCTGTTGAGCTGTTTCTAATGGAGTTGTTCTTTCTATTCCACCTAAAGCTTTTAATTCATCACCAGTAGGTCTAGCTGTTGGAGTTGGTGTTCCTGTTGGAGGAATAGCAGTATTTGCTGCTGGAGTTGGGGTCGCTTGTGTTGGCGATCCTGCGCCTGGTGCTTGAATAGAACCTTCACCCCCAGTTCCTGTTGACGGAGCAGCCGGAGCAGGTGTAGGTGTAGGTGTAGGTGTAGGAGGACTAACAGCAGGAGTAGCTGGAGCTGGAGCAGGAGAACCTCCGCCGCCAGCGCCAGAAGAAGCAGCAGGAGCAGGAGAACCTCCGCCGCCAGCGCCAGAAGAAGCAGCAGGAGCAGGAGAATCTCCGCCGCCACCTCCGCCGCCGCCACCTCCGTCGCCGCCACCTCCGTCGCCGCCCGCAGGAGCAGCAGGAGTAGTTGCCGGAGCACTAGCAGAAGGAGAACCTCCGCCGCCACTTCCACCACCTCCTCCACCACCGCCTGCCGCAGCTGGAGTTTCCGGAGTTTTCTTATCTTCTGCTACTCCTCCCGGAGTGGGTGAACCAGAAGAAACAGGAGAAACAGCAGGAGTTTGTGTATTATCGGTTGCTGCAGCCGCTGGAGCAGCAGGAGCAGGAGCTGATGGAGTCGTAGTAGCAGCTTCTTGATTCGGTGCACCACCTTCTTTAACTTCTTTACCAGTTGCTATTTCAAATTTTCTACCATCAGTCGTGAACAAGAATTTATCTTGTGACTTAGTTTTTATATTATCGATATCTTTGATTGTTAAATTATTTTCTTTCAGAATCTTGGTGATTTGTGCTGTTCTGTTTGGGTTATTAGTGTTTCTCTGCGCAACAGTATTTTCTTCTTGAGTCTTGCGCATATCCTGATATTCTTGAGTTTCCATACGTTTTTTGTATAGTTCTTTTAACCCAAGCTTATCTTCGATATAATCAGCAACGCTCGCTATACCAAACATAGCTGCAGCAAATGCACCAAACGTAGCTGCACCGCCAAACAGAACTGCGCCTATAGGAGAAGAAGCAAGAGATACTAATCCTTTTACTAAATCTTTTCCTATTCCTGCTCCAGCAAGCAGATCCCATATATCAGGTCCTTGAGCGGCAGGAGCAGGAGTAGCCGCCGCAGCTGCAGCTGGAGCATTTGCAGGAACAGGAGTTCCTGGTTCTGGCATTGTTATTGGTTTAGGTAGTTCGCCTCCTCGTATACCATTAACGAAATCAAGTTTATTAGAATTAAGTTCGTTGTTAACGATACGAAACTTTGATACAATATCTTTCTTAACATCACGAATATCTTTGATTATCTTGTTGAATGCGAGTATCGTTTTCTGAGAAGTTTCTTGTAGTTTTTGCAGCTGACCATTAAGTTGTTGCAACATATTCGTGATGCTGCTGACGAAATTACCGCCAGAAAACATATCTGATTGTTTCTGTAGATTATCGTTCGCTGGACCAGCTTTACCGAAGAATGCAGAAACGCTGGGACGATCAAATGACTGACCTGACTTAACGAGTTTCGATATAGCCATTAAAATGCTCCCATAGCAGTACGTTTATTCCCGCCCTGCGCGAGCGGATTAGCCGATTCTTTTCTATCAAACTGAGGTAACGATGAACCCTGACTAACTGTTTTTGTTACGTTGTTCGTTCTATTATTATTGATCACTACTGTTTTTACTGCTGGTGGTTTAGTGTATTCTTTAATTGCATTTTGTTCTGAATTAGTAGATAACTTATTATCAACACGGTCAATCACTTCACCTGCAACCATTTTACCAACACCAGCTGCTATGCCTCCTCCAGGTATTGCACCTAACCCAGCTTTAAGTGCGCCGCCTATATTACCCTTACGAAGTTCATTGGCTGCATCAAGACCAGCAACAACCTGACCTACGACAGGAATAAACGAAACTCCTGTTTTGAGTAACGACAATCCTATCTCAGCTGTATTATCTACTGGTTCTGGTTGCTTAATGGGTTTCCCAGTTTTCTTCGGAGGCTTAGTTCCGTCAGCATATGCGGGTAATCTAGCTTTGTCTAAAGATTCTAAATCCCATCCGGGTTGAGCAGGTTCATTTTTCCAATCATTTCTAGATGAAGGTTTAGCAGCATCAGTATTAGCAGGTGCTGCTGCCGGAGCTAATGGTACTAATGGTCTTATTCTTTCTGGTTGTGGTTTTTTCTTTTCTTTTTCAGCTTCTCGAAATTTTTCTTCGGCATCTGTTTGCCATTGAAATTGTCCAGCTTCTCTAGTAATTTTTGCAAACTCTTCAGCTTTGTATGCACCAGAAATAAGACCTGGCATACCATATTCAGTTATTCTCGATGCTAATTCTCTTTTAGTCATCGTTTCTGGTGGTTTGTTAGGGTCTACTCGTTCGCCACGTTTTAATCTTGCTATAATATCCCATTCTTCAGCATCGCCTCTATCAGCGGTATATCCTTGCGCGGCAGCTTCTGCGTTAGGATGAGCAACTTTTTGATTCCAAAGAGAATCTTTATTGCCGTATTGTTTTTTGGTTTTGAATCCTTCATATTCATTTCGCTCATCGTCTGACATAGTATCAGGACGACCGCCCATATATCGTGCGTGTTTTTCTTTGTCAAGATATGGTTGCCAATCAGAGTCTAGCATTAATTCGCTAGTTCCTCCTGCGTATGCGGGAAGCATTTTTTTAGTTTTATCAGCAGGAACAACCGAGTCACCTTGATTCAAATTCTCAACATGAGCACCAGCTCCAGTTACTCTAGACGAACCATCTTTTCCTACGACTAATTCAGGACCTCGTTCACCAACGATAGCTGGACCAGTGTTAGGAACATATGGATCACCTGCTGCATATGCTTTAGGAGGAGCACCAGCAGCTGCTACTTGGGTTTGTCCTTGCCCCATAACCAAATCAGCTGATCTCTGATCAGTGAATTGATAATGTATGTGTCCTGCTGTTGCGCGACTAGAAGGATTCTTGTATTCATCGATCACATAGACACTAGCACCTAATTGTTTTGCTATTTGTCTAACCATTTCAGCTGCTGCTGCGCTGTAAGCGGGATTAGAAACAGTAAAGTCACCTGCTAATCCTTTTGCGTGTCTAGAATTAGTTCCTTCGTGATACTTATCATTAAATCCTGTGAAGCGATCAAATCCTTGTACAGAGCTCTGAATCATACCTGCGAGTTTTAAGGTTGCAGGATGAACAGCACCGCCGGCAAATGCCTGCCCATTCATTCCGCCTTTTACAGTAAGTTCTGGAGAACTTACGTCTGGAGAACCTCCGGGAGCCTGAATAGACCCAACGCCTCCTGTTCCGGTTTGTGGTTGTGCTGGAGCAGGTGCTGGAGCAGGTTGAGGTGAACCAGCTGGAGCTGAAGGACCAGAAGCAGTTTGTGTAGGTTGTGGGGATCCTGGGGTTCCTCCTCCCGGCCCCTTAGCAACTTTAGGATCTATTCCTTGACCACGAATTGTATTAGATACACTGGTTACATACCCCATCCAATCATTATTAAAACCTTGTGCATATCTAGGCGTTTTTCCATAATTTTGAAGCATCATCAATGCTTCTTCAGCAGTCTTTGCGCCTGCATATTTTGGTGCCCATTTTTTAACACGAAATGCAATAGCTTCATCAATAGATTCAAAACTTCTAAAAAATTTACTTCCACCACCTGGATCCCTAGGAGTAGGAATTCTTATCCCCGGATCTTTACCTTCAACTCCTGTTTGACCGAACGGATTATTCTTACCGGTCATATGTTCACCCCAATTAGATTCAATAGCCCATTGTGCTGCTACTACTTCTGGAAATGGATCTCCAGCTTTTTTAGCAGATTCCATGATTTGCTTAAATCCGGCTTTTCCTCTTGGTCTTTCTCCGGCTTCACCTTCAGCAACCCTAGAAGAACCTAACGGAACATTAGAAGGAGGTACTGTCATACTTCCCGCAGGAGCTCCTGGGGCAGCTGGGGCAGCTCCTCCGCCAACTGTAACTTGAGGAGATCCTTCAGTTACAACTCCCGTTCCTCCTTCGTTTCTTCCAGCAGAAAAGTGCATTGTGTCTGACGAACTGGGCCAGTTTCCGCCCCAACCAAGTCCCCATTTTCTAGCCATAGCACCAACGTCTATAGAACCAAAGTTATCTTTCCCATAACCAAATGGATACTTCGAATTTCTTAAATCACTTGATTCTCTACCAGTAAGTTTGTTGATAATACGTCCACCAGAATTGATAAGCATAGGATTATCATCTGGATTTATGTCAATCGCCATACCTTTTCCGTGCCATCCTGGACGCGCACTATATCCCCCAATTCCTCCTCTTTTAATTTTATATCCAGAAGCTTCTAGTTCGTCTACGAATCCTTTAAAATTAGCAGCGAACTTGGAATCAACTTCATATGGATAACCATCCTTAGTTTTTAGTCGAGTCATGCCTCCGCTGCCAGGAGTCGTGTCTCCATTACCTCCGCCTGGACCACTAGGAGTAGTTCCTCCTGGAGCACCACCCGGAGGCGTGGGTGCTGATGGCGCATTTCCGCTCGGAGTAATCGCAGAAATTATAGCTCCTGCACCAACTCCAGCAGTTGCTCCTATCAAAGAACCAACAACTATGGCTTGAACATCACGTTTTTTCTTAATTATGGCTATACGTCGCGCGCGATCTTCGACTTCTTTTTTACGATCTTCGCGATAGTTAGTTGTTTTTACTTTTAGTTCTGTTCCTCTAGCTGCCTTAGAACCACCAACTGCTCTAGGATTAATCTTTTTGGGTTTAGCACCACCTGCTTTAGTAGCGGAAGGAACTCCAGTCAAAGTTTCTATGACCTTATCCTGAAATTCCTGATTTTGTTGTATAAGTCGTTGTACAATCGCGTCGTTCTGGTCACCTAATGTTTTGACTACGTCGTTAAACGAGTCGAACATAATTATCATCTTATCTTGAATTATTTCATCAGACTGAACAAGATTTTTTGTGCTTCGTATAGCTTTACCGATTTCAGAATTTATGACGTTAAATTTCTTTTCGTCAATCATATCGGTTTGTTTCTTAGGTTCTACTTTAGGTATGTCTTTACGCAGCTCTTCTCGCTTACCGAAATATCCAGCGAGCTTTTCGTTTACAGGTTTACCTTCTTCGTCTACGACATTGCCTTCGGCATCATAATAGTATTTTGAGTTTTTAATTCTACCCGCAAGATCTTTTAGTTTACGACGTGTTTTCTTAGGTTTCGTTTCCTTAGCAGGTTTTTCAGGTTCAGCTTTCTGCTCAGGCATAGGCGGAAACATAGCCGCGAATTTAGCAGGTGCTGGCTTACCATCTTCGTCAACGACCGAACCATCACTTGCGTAATAGTATTTCGTATCGCTTATAACACCTGCTACAATTCTTTTATCTTTGGCCATTTATCGCCTTTGCTTTTCTTGTTCTTCCTTCAACCTTTCAAGATATTCAACCAACATCTTAACATAGATATCCCTCTCCCATGGAATCATACCATCTATGTCACTCAGCGAGTATTTGTGGTGCTGCATCATAGCGAAATTAGTTTGGTAGTAATTCGCAAGCGTATTATGAGAGAGGATCATTAAAAAAAATCGGACATTCCCTCCAACGTCACCTTATCTTCTTGCCCACAACCTTTACACTTATATGTAAATGTATGTCGTAGTTTTGGCATAGTGTTAATGAATTCCATAATCTTAGTGAATTGTGTACTGTTTAGTGATTCGATAAATTCTACTGAGTCTTGAATGTTATCAGGTTCGTAAATGTTTTCTTCGTCGTAAACATGAAGGATACACTTAGCTAACATTTCGATTTCATCACTACCTTCGCTGACTTTTCGTACGTCATTGATGGTAGGATAACGCATTTCCAAACCTAATACACTATCAAGCTGAATTTTTGTAGAATGACTTGGAGCCTTTTCAACCTTAACTTGTTCTAAATTAATTTCTACAGGAGTAACAGCTTCACAAACAATACCTTCGTAGTTTACTCCTCCAGTGTGACGATATTCGAGCTTTACGATTTCGCTTACTGATTTCGCTCTGATGTTGAGGAACAGATATTCTAAATCAAAATAAGGAATGTGATCAACATTAACATCTTCTGTACAAGCAGCGATAACATCTTTAACTGCGTCAATCATAGCGAGCGAATCTTCCGACTGCGCTGCCATGAGCAATAATTTTTCTTCTTTCACTAGAAACGGTCTAAAGGTAATACGTTTTCCTGTAGATGGTAATTCTAATCCAAATCTAGCAACTGCAACTCTTGGTAATGCCATAATTCACCTCATTGTTATCTTCTGTTTGATCTATCCATGTCATACAAAGAAGTAAGCGGATACGTGTTATTGATTTCTGTCGAACGATGATATTTAATTTCTACCTGAAGCTTACCATATCCCTCATCCCCCCAAGCCATAGCAATATCGTGAACAGAAATAGGAAAAGCTTCTTCTAATAGAATTTCTGTTTGTAGTTTATAATTATTACGTGAAGACTGACCAGTCGAACCGAGCGCAACTTTTTCGTCAAGAGGTATAGAATACTGTAGTATTTTGATAGTTCCTATTCCATCTTGATAATATTTGGTATCGAACTGACCTTTCATGATAGTGCGATTAGGATTCACGCGATAATGGCCTACGAAATAATCTTGCCAACGCATAAATATTTCGCGCTCACGCATGTCACGCGAGAGAATAACAGTCATAGAAACTGGTTGTTGTGTGAATCTATAAGGCATCGCACGAGTAGGACCATGATAATTCTGGTCTAACGTAGTTAGAGTTCTTCCTGGTAAATTAAGTGATTCTATACGAAAACGCAAACCCTGATCTAAACCAAAATACGAAAGCACATTACCACCAGATGCTTTGCTAGAATAAGAACCAGGACCACCGATAATCATCGCTTCAAAATGCGAAGTACTCGCGACACCTGATTTAGCAATAGCCGAATTGAATTGTGTGATGTTGAAAGGCATGTTTAAATCCTGCTGCGACTATCGCGATAAATGCGTTGTTTGGTTGAGCCAACAAATCTATCAAGAGGCAGAAACAAAGCCATTTCCCATTCTGTAGGCTCTATGTAGAAAAACTTACTACGAGTCTGTGAAATTAGATATCGCTTGATGCATGGTTTGAAGAAACGATATTGAGTAGCCTGAGCTAGAATATTGTAAGATATCCTGAGTCTGGTTGTTTCGTCAATTTCTTTTGTAGACGCAACTTTATAAAGTGCATCCATTAATCTGGCACGAAGAACCGGCGGTAAATAGTGTAGATTGAGTCCGAGGAATGACCCTCCGCTCGCAGCAAATCCGTTAGTTCTGTTAGAACCAATAGGGATGACCAAAGGAAATCTGTCATAATATGGGAGCTTATCCTTAGTTTTTGGGTCGTACTGAAATAGATACATACGACCAATCAGAGGTTTATCAGTCATCCTAGCAGCATTACTGCGTATCATACGAGTAGGATTTGCGGTTGTTACGGCCTTAGCTTGCGCACGAAACCAATCACGGCTATTTTTTTTAATAGAAGGATTAACGCCCGCCTTAGCTCCGCGTTTAACGATTGTGTCAAATATGTAAGCAACCATTAAAGCCCTAATTCCTTTTCTGTAAGCACAACAAATTGCCATTTGCGGTCTTCGCAATAGTCTTTAGCTGCGTGCCACTTAGCACTATTTATTCCGAAAGTTGCTACTTCCTGTAGATATCTTTTGGTTGGTTTAGAACCTTTATTCTTAGGAGTAGGCGGAACAGACTGCGCGCGAGGTTTAATTTCAATCATCTTGACAGTTATATTTCCCTCGCGATCGCGCATACGAACGAGAAAATCTGGGAAATAACGATGCCATTTTCCGTCTATCGGAGACTTATACGGGATAGCCAATTCTTCTGACGCCCACTGAATAATGTTTGAGTTCTCGTCGAGATATTTCATAAAGCGAAGCTCCCATGACGATCGGTATACGATTTTCGTGGGATCACCTTTATACTTCTCTGGATTTTTGGGAACGAATCTTCCTTTGTAAGTAGCCATACTCATATGTATACGATATAAATATAAAAAAGAAAGGAAATCTAATGGGTGTTTTATCTAGTTTAGCGCAATTAGCTCTTTCTAGAGGAGGAACTATAGCGGTTGCTGCTGGTGTTGCTGCTTTAGGTGTAGGAGGTTTGACATTAGCAACATTAGCGAACGGAGGATTAAAACCCGACAAATTTTCCGGTACCAATTCAACATTTCCTGACGATTTGGCTAATTTAGACCATTGGATGTCCTTCACTGCTGTGCAAACTAATGGTTTGGGAGCAGATGTTCTTAAGAAATATACAGGAATAGAAATAGGCAGCAATTTTAAAACTCCTGGAGGTTCCGCAGTTCTTCCTATTCCTTCTAATTTATCTACAGACTATAAATTACAATATTCAGATTCTGACATGAGCGCTGCTGCTGCACAAACTTTAAAAATGGGTGACAGAGCACTTTACGGAAATCAAGGCGATATGAACACCGCAGCTGCTGCTGGTGGCGCCATGCTGGGTGTTGCTGCACAAGCTGCTATTGCGGGTACTGGAGCAGGCGGTGTTGCTACGGCTTTAGGGTTGAATGCAGACGCAGGCGCAGCTGCTCTGAAAGTTGGTGCTGGAATTGCATTAAACCCAAATAAGATCGTTTTGTTTACAGGTGTTCCATTTAGAGAACACACATTTAGTTGGAAATTATCTCCCAAAAATCGAAATGAATCTGATACAATAAACAGTATGATTAGAATGTTTAGATATTATTCTCATCCAGAATATGTTGCTGGAGGATTGTTTTTTAAATATCCAGAATTTTTTCAAATTCGTTTCAATTATCCCGAATATTTGTTTGACCTTAGACCATCAGTTTGTACAGACGTCAAAGTGAATTATCATTCTCAGGGATATGCTGGTTATGTTCGCGATAAGAATGGAGGTGGAATACCTGCTCCTGTAGAAATTGAATTGAGCTTATCATTTAAAGAAACCGAAATTATTACTAAGAATTCTCTAGATTCAGGTTTCAACTAATGTTTTATTTTAGACCATTTCCCACAATAAAATATCGTTTACCTAATACTACAGTTTATGTTAATGCGACAAACATAACAAAACGATTTGCGGTGCATAATTTTCTCAACAACGCAAAAGTTAGCTATGATCAGTATTTACTACAAGACGGAGACAGACCAGATACTGTAGCATATCAATATTATCAAGACCAAACATTAGATTGGCTTGTTTTGTTAGTAAACGAAATTCATGACCCATATTTTCAATGGCCTCGCACATACGAGCAGTTCAATTCTTATCTAAGAGACAAATATGGTAGCGTAGAATATACAATGCGAACTAATCATCATTACGAACAAATAATAAGATTAGATAATGTGATTAATGATGAAGGTACTCAGCGAATAATAAAAGAAAAAACTCTTGTTGTAGATTACGATACATATGTTACGCTAATAGATTCGCAAAGAAAATCTATTTCTATATTTGAACACGAATATAACATAAATGAAAATAATAAAAATATATACTTATTAGACCTCAATTATACTATGGTCATAAAAGAGCAACATCCATATATTTTCGATGAAGGCGTGTACACTCGATGAGCAATGTAGGTGGTGGTAGCTTAACTCAAGTTACAGTTAATGGTCAAGAAATAAAAAGTATCGTTACTGCTATTGACTATTTCGAAAGCATATATTCTCCTTGCGCTTCGTGTAACATAACTGTTAGCGATTCTAGCGGATTCAATCAGAAAGCCAATTTGAAAGGCGGAGAAGACGTATCTATATCTTTCGGTAATCGCGAAGGTGGGACAATACGAATGAATTTCGTGGTTGCGATGCAAGGCAATAGAACACGAGCTAAAAATAGCCAAGACATGTTCAATATAAATTGCGTTCCTCAAGAGTTTCTTAATCAAAATCAAAAAGAAATCGTCAAAGCATATAAGGGCAAAAAAGTGTCCGATATGGTTAAAGATTGGCATGAAGAATACACCAAAGAAACTAAGACTCTGAAAAAAGATTTAGCAACTAACGAAGAAACTGAAGACAAGCAAAGCTATCACGGTACGGGAAGATCGCCAATTACTGCTATTCGTTGGGCTGCTAAAGAAGGCAAATCTTCCGAAGCAAAAGCATCAAACTATTTGTTCTATCAAGATAGAGATGGTTATCATTTTCGCACAGTAGATAAAATGCTTTCTGGTGGTGATGCATATACTTTTTCGTATGCAGCACAAAATCTAGGTCCTGGTGGAGGTGATCCAAATTACAAAATCATCGCTTTCGACCAGAAAGGCGATTTCAATAGTTTAGATTCGAGTTATAATGGTGCCGACTCAGATCACTGGTATTTCTACGATCCTACCACAGGAAAGGTTGACTCGTCCGAAAAAGGTAAGCGCGACGGACCAGGCGGAACTAATCACACAGGTTCTACGCAACTAACTCAAAAGCTGGCCAGTGGTCGTGGTGGAAGATATAATCTAATCGTAGCTCCAGGTCAAGTGAAAAGTAAATTTCGTGACTCGCGCGACCCTAAGATTGCAGAATATAAACGTTCTTTGCCTGAACATGCTGCTCAATCTTCAGCCGCAGTTCAGTTAGATAATTTGGTAATAAATATTCGTGTTCCTGGAAATACAGAATATAAACCTGGAATAAAAGCAAAAGTCAATATTCCAGCTAATCAAGAAAGTATGGAACTTGATCAACGTTCTGGATCATTTCTAGTAACTTCGGTTAGACACGTAATATATAAAGAAGAAAATGATATGAAATATAATTGTATTTTAGAATGCAAATCAGATTCTAAAAACAAATCTTCATCTGGTAATTCAGGAGTTGCATAATGGCTGAAGAAGGCACAGTAATGGGCCAGGACGGCATGAAATGGTGGATGGGCACTGTGGAAGATCGTGGTTCTGGTCAGTTTTCGGGCGAAAAAGATAATCTAAAGCTCGGGCGAATCAAAGTTAGAATAGACGTACATCATTCACAAGATAAGGGAACTCTTCCAACTAAAGACCTTCCATGGTGTTACGTTTGTACTCCCACAACTTCTGCTTCTATTAGTGGGATAGGAAGTTCTCCTACTGGTATTGCTGAAGGAACTAAGGTTCTTGGATTTTTCATGGACGGTGCTGCAGGGCAGGTTCCTGTTGTGCTTGCTACGATGCCTCATATTCAACAAAAAGGTGGAGCAGGCCAAGGAGCTCCTGGTTCTGGGAGTGCTAAAGAAAATCCACAATCTAGTTCTAGTCGAGATCAAGCTGTGGCTAAAGCAGCAGGAGCAACTTCTGGGCAAACTGTAGCAGTAAGTGGCAGAACAGTGACGGTGGCTTAATATGGCAAGTATTACTGTCACCCCATTAAGAACTACAAACACAGCTCCAATTTTAACTGGTACAGTAGACTTTACTAGAATAGATAATGCCGGTGTTCCACGCGAAACTATTGAAATCGAAATCAATTACAATGTGTATAAATTGTTCGATGGTAGACTAGGTGTTGATGAAAAGGTTACTCCTAATGTATGGAAACTACATTTCGATAGTCCGTTATCCGAAGGGACATATGACGTAGAAGCTAGAGTTGTTGACGTTAACACTCGCTCTACGCTCGCGAAAGATATTACGAATGGCGAACTTATTATTGAACCTGTTCCTATTGAAATTTTAGAACAACAAACAAATATGACTATCTTACAAAAAGTAGCATTAGTGTCTAAGCTTATGGATAGTGTTGGTAAAATGTTTGGCGGTCAAAATGGTGTAGGAGGAAATCCTGCAGTTCATCCATCACTCGATGATGATAGTTCTACTTCTCTTGCTGGTCGTTCAGATCAGGAACGCGGAGAAGACGCTCGAGTGAAAGACAAAGAAAAACGCGCAAAAGCTACAACTGCACCTATTCCTCCTAAGAAACATCCAATGAAATCTACGGATAGCGGCGCAAGTAAACCTGATATCGAAACACCAGATTCTAGCCAAGCTAAAGACGCATTGTCTAAACAACCTAACTCATATAAACTAACTAATCAAGAAATGGCTGCTGTTCAAAAAGCACAAAATGCTAGAATAGACGCGATCTATGGCCCAGGTGTTATCCATACTGATTAAGGATTAAATTTATAATGGCAAAATATCAAGAACAAACTCCAGGTGGTGGCAGCTCAAAGTATTTGGGTAATCATGTTATCACAACTGAAGGTGGACATAAAATCGAAATAGATAATTCCCCTAATGACAGACGCCTACATGTTTATCATGCAAGCGGGACTTATATCGAAATCAAAGATGACGGTGCTCGTATCTCAAAAGTCGTAGCACAAGATCAAGAATTCTTAGAAGCAGGTAAAGATCAGAAGATTACTGGTCAGTTTAATCTTACTGTTGATGGAGATGTGTTCATTCACGTGACAGGCAGTATGAAACAAGAAGTCAAAGGTGATTACGAAATAGTCACACATGGTGATTTCCGTGTTATTTCTTCTGGAAATAATCTACAGGAAACTGGTGGCGATCAGCGTGTTCAAGTAAATGGTAAGACTTCACACAGAACAGGCGGCGAGCGCGAGCATATCACTGGTTCTAATATGGTTGAAACTGTCGGCGGAAATCGTAGCGTAACA